ATACACTTGATGGTCAACAAGGTACATACTACCGTATCAACGTATACAATGCAGCTGGATCACTATTAAACTAAGGTAAATACAGATATGGCAAATCCAAGTTCAAGACAAGGTTTAATTGATTACTGCTTAAGGCGGTTAGGTGATCCAGTCATTGAAATTAATGTTGATGACGATCAGCTAGAGGATCGTGTAGACGAAGCGATTCAATTCTGGCGTGAGTATCACTCTGAAGCAACTTTTAGGGATTATGTTTCTTATCAGGTAACTTCACAAGATCTTACCAATGGATTTATTGCTGTTGACAGTAATATCCTTTACATCACAAAGCTATTCAGGCTCTCTAGTTCATTTAATACTTCATTTAACTTCTTTGATATTAAGTATCAAATGATGCTGAATGATATTGCCGATATGCAGAACTTTGCAGGTGATCTTGCATACTACGAACAACTACAACAATATCTCTCACTACTTGATATGAAACTAAACGGTCATCCACAAACAACATTTGCACGGAAAAAAGACAGACTGTATATCCACGGTGACTTTAAAGATGGTGATGTTGTTGCAAACGAATATATTGTATATGAAGCATATAGATTCATTGATCCGGGTACATACACCGAAGTCTACAATGATATGTTCTTAAAAGAATATACTACAGCACTTATCAAACAACAATGGGGTACGAACCTTAGTAAATTTGAAGGTGTACAATTACCAGGCGGTGTCACATTAAACGGTACTAGAATTTATGAAGAAGCTACACAAGAAATCGAAAGGTTAAGAGAGAAAATTAGGCTTGAGCACGAATTCCCTGCAGACTTTTTCGTAGGATAATATCATGGCAGTTAATCCTTACTTCAACCAGAATCTTAGAGGTACACAGAATCTCTACGAAGATTTGGTTCTAGAATCCATAAAAATATACGGTCAAGATGTATATTATCTCCCTCGTGAAACAGTAAACGAGGATACGATTCTTGGTGACTTAGAAGCATCTCGTTTCGGAAGTGCTTGGAAGGTTGAAATGTATATTGAGAACATTGAAGGATTCGATGGTGAGGGAGATCTGTTTACTAAGTTTGGTGTAGAAATTCGTGATGAGGCAACATTCATCGTAGCACGTCGTAGATGGATAAGCGCAGTTGCAACACTCAATGCTGATGCTGATATTATCAGACCTCGTGAAGGGGATTTGATTTACTTACCGCTATCAAAGTCTATGTTCCAGATTCAACATGTAGAACATGAACAGCCATTTTATCAGTTAAATAATTTACCTATTTACAAGATGCGCTCACAGCTATTTGAATTCAGTGGTGAAGATTTTGATACGGGTGTCGATGATATCCAGGCTATTGAAGAAAACTATGCATACGAATTCTTACTACAACTTGATTCTGGTGGTGACTTTGTAAAAGGTGATACTATGATTCAGACATTGTCTGATGGTACAATACTTACGGGAGAAGTTAGTAGATATTCTGATTCAGATAAGATTCTAGGTCTTATTAATTTTGGTGGGGATGATGGTCTATTCCATCTTCCAATTACTGATGTATTTGTACAAAAAATCACAGCAGGTGGTGGTGGTGATACATCATTTGTGTTATCAGTAACAGAAAATAATCAACTTAGTGAAAATGAACAGAATGACGTATTTGAAACAACAAGCACGGATCTTGGCTTCCTGGACTTCTCTGAAAACAATCCGTTTGGAGATCCTCAGTAATGTTAGGTGATTATTTCTACCACGAACGAATTAGAAAAAGCGTGGCTATGTTTGGCTCACTCTTTAATAACATCTATGTGCTTCGTAAGAATGCCTCAGGTGGCGTTATTAGTACACAAAAGGTTCCATTGTCGTATGCGCCTAAGCGGGACTTCTTAGAACGTATTCGGGAAAATCCAGATCTGTACGATGATACGAAAGTAGCTATGAAGTTACCACGTATGTCTTTTGAGATTATTGGTTACCAGTACGATGCTCAGCGTCAGCTACAGAAAATGAATAACTTTTCTAAATCTGGTAGTGCTACAGAGAACAGAGCGAAGATTAATGCTCCAGTTCCTTACAGCATCAGTATGCAGCTGAACATTTATTCTAAGACACAAGACGATGCGTTACAAGTTGTAGAACAGATCCTACCTTACTTTAGCCCACAGTATACATTAACAATCCAACCGTTTTCTAATTACAACGACGTGAAAGAAGACGTACCGATTATCCTACAAGGTATGAGTTACCTTGATGATTATGAGGGTAACTTTAGTAGAAGAACTATTATCTACCAATTGGATTTCTTGATGCATGCAAACTTCTATCACGGAATTGCAAACTCGAAAGTTATTCGTCAGGTGGATGGGAATCTTTATGTTGGTGTATTAACAGACTCAGATGGGTTCGGTAACACTGTTTACCCACAACCTAAGCTTACCGTTCTACCTAATCCATTAGACGTATCACCAGACAGCGATTACGGATTTACTGAAACCTATACATATGTGGATAGTGCATAATGGAAAACAATGAAAATATCAAAAGTGACTATGAATACTCGCGAGACACCTATTATGAAATTCTAGAAAAAGGCAAAGAAAGTCTTGAGCTTATGATTGAGGTCGCACGCGAGAGCGAGCACCCGAGAGCGTTCGAAGTACTATCTGGTATGATGAAGAATATGGCAGACATCAACGATAAGTTAATGGATCTAAATAAGAAGAATAGAGATATAAACGAACAGCCAAAACAGGCACAAGTTGGTACTACTAACAATAATTTGTTTATTGGTTCTACTACTGATCTGCAGAGATTCCTTCACGCAGAAGATAATAATAATGTAATTGATATGACACCGCGACTAGATGACAAATGATAAAGAGAGTTATCTCGGTAATATTAACGTAAAACGAGATGGCGTCGTTCAGGAATGGACGAAAGAAGAAATAACAGAATATAGAAAATGTATGCAAAGTCCTGCTTACTTTGCCCGTACTTATTGTAAAATTATTTCACTTGATAGTGGTTTAGTACCGTTTAATCTATACGACTATCAAGCCAACATGTTCGAGCATTTCAATGAGCATAGGTTTAGCATTGTATTGGCATGCCGCCAATCAGGAAAATCAATTTCATCGGTCGTCTACCTCCTCTGGTACGCAATCTTCCATTCTGAAAAGACTATTGCTATTTTGGCAAACAAAGGTGCGACTGCAAGAGAGATGCTTGCAAGGATTACACTTGCTCTTGAGAATCTTCCCTTCTTTCTTCAGCCTGGTTGTAAAGCGCTTAATAAAGGTTCTATCGAGTTCAGTAATAATTCTCGGATTATTGCTGCTGCTACTTCTGGATCTTCTATTCGCGGTATGTCTGTTAACCTCCTCTATCTAGACGAATTTGCCTTTGTGGAACGTGCTGCAGAGTTCTATACGTCAACCTATCCTGTTGTATCAGCTGGTAAAGAAACAAAGGTTATTATTACTTCTACAGCAAATGGTATTGGTAACCAGTTCTATAAAATCTGGGAAGGTTCTACACAAGGTGTAAATGAATTTAAACCATTTAGGGTAGATTGGTGGGACGTACCAGGTCGAGATGAAGCCTGGAAGAAGGAAACTATTGCTAATACTAGTCAGCTACAGTTCGATCAGGAATTTGGAAATACGTTCTTTGGAACAGGTGATACACTTATTAATGCTGAAACTCTCATGGGTATGAGAGCAAAACCGCCTATTCATGTTGACGGTGATTTATATGTTTACAAAGAACCGATTAAAGATCATGATTACATTGTAACAGTAGATGTTTCGAAGGGAAGAGGCCAGGACTACAGTACTTTTAATGTGATCGATATTAGCACGAGGCCTTTTGAACAGGTTGCTGTATATCGCAATAACCTTATCTCTCCTATTCTCTTCCCAAACATTATTTATAAGTATGCGAAACTCTACAATGAAGCTTATATTGTTGTAGAATCGAATGACCAAGGCACAGTAGTATGTAATGGGTTATATCACGATCTAGAGTATGAAAATATGCACGTTGAATCGACCGTGAAGGCAAATGCACTTGGTATTGAAATGAATAGAAAGGTAAAAAGACTTGGATGTTCATCAATTAAAGAT